TACCTTTGCCTTCGAGGGCATTCATAACCCTTCTGTAGAACCAATTCTTTCCGTTGCCTGTAGATTCAATTATGATAGTGCCTGAATGCGGGACAGCATCGGATAAGCCTGAGAAGAGCTCTTTAGCATTATCCCAAAAGGCGGCCTCAGAGCAGTGTAGGTCTGTGATAGTATCACCTCGACCGAACTTCCTAGCACCTGCGGTGCCTACGTAGAACATTGAGTTAGTCTTAGGGAATGTATATTCCCTCTTCGAGGCAAAGCCAGTTACTGGCTTGGGGCCTCTTAGGTTTTCGAGATAGTATGTAACCCTCTTAAACAACCTCTCGGTCGACTCCTGATCGTGGCTGATGACGACCGCTCTCGTATTGCGTTTATACAAGCAGCGGACGGTAAACAAAGCTAGAACGTATGAAGATATTCCCTCTTGGCGAGCCTTCGCCACGATATCCCTACCTGTTAAAGCTTCGTCGAAAGCCGCCTGTGTTTCGTTCAGAATGAAAGGCACATCCCTGCCGTCCTTATCGGCGATCATGAACATGCCCTCTATGATTGCTCTCTCAGGTGTCGGCATCTTACTCCTTATCCCAAATAGACTCGTTGGTTATGAAGCGCAACAGGATGTTGCCTAGGACTAAGATAGAGTTCATAACGTCAGGGTCTATCTCAATTCCAAAGCCTTTTGTTAGGATAGTGAAGATAGAGCCAACGACGACGTTGAAGTTTATAGTCTTGCTCTTAAATATCTTCTTTAGCATCTTTCTTCCTCCTTCTTCGTTCTATCTCTCTAAGGATTTCGATCTTTGTCTTAGTGCCGCTTTTTCTAAAGAATCTAGACCAGGCCTTCTCGTACCAGTCGACAAAAGCAGCAGCACGACAGTATACATGTAGAGGGTTAGATATATCCTCTAGCCATCTATGCAACCTCTCCAGCATCTTTGACCATCCTGGCTAGCTCCTCGGCTCGATAGCCTACCTGTCTAGCCCAAAGGCTGTCTAGCATCTCTCTAGCAACGGCCTCGAAGTCGTTTCTTTTAGCCACTTCGATCATCCTCTTGAACTTTCGGAATTTGTAGGAGCCTAGGTTGAACATCATGTCTATTATGGCGATCTTAGCATCTTCTGGCCAGTCGAAGACATTGGGCAGTACTTTGTATAGCTCATGCATAGCTTCGTCTATGTCATTAGCAAGCAGAACTTCTGCCTCTCTCTTCGAGATGCCCTTGCTAGAGAGATTACGTCCGTAGCCTATCGTTAAAAAGCCCTGTGTATCGGTGTAGGGCTTTAGGCTAAGTCCTTCGTGTTTCTTTATTAGCTTGGTTAGTTTTTCTATCATAGTACTCCTCTATTTCGTCTATGCTTAAGGAATAAGGCATATAGCTGCCGTATAGCCAAACGCCGAGGTATACGGCAGGCATATGCTGCGGAGGTAGCTCAGAATCCCTCAGAGCTTTCCTCAGCTTCTCTATTCTCTTCCTTCTTAGATCTACAACCTTCAAGGTAGACCTCCCCTAGCCTTGATCCATGTCCAGAGCGCTATGAAGGTTGACACTATCCCCGAAGCGGCACCTGTTATACCTGCTATCTTCATCTCCTTTCGTCTGTCTTTAACATAGCCCACTTTTATCTCCTTAATCTCATCGCCGTGTTTTTCTAGCACCCGTGTTATCTCTCGGATATCGCCTCGGATGTCTTCGAACTGCTGGGAGATATATTCTTTTTGAGCTTCGAATAGACCCTCTAGTCTGCCAAACTCTCTACCGTCGCTCATAACAGCCCTTTCTCTTTGAGTCTAGCGATTGCTTGCTCCTCGAGAAGTCTTCGCTTCTCTTCCTCGATTAGACGTCTTGTCTCTCGCTCTTTGCGAATCTTTCTAGCCTTCTCCTCGTTAACCCAGATGCCTTTGCCCTTCATACCTTCCCAGGCATCTCTGTCTTCTCGTGTAGGCAGCTCTGATACATCCATGTCGTCGTGGGGCATTCCGTGTAGAGGATTTACCTGTTGACCGAAGATGTTGTATTTAGGTCTCATGGCATTATCGAAGACTCTCTTTAGCCACTGATCTTCAGTCTCATCTGGTCTTCTAGACTTAGAGGCGGGGTGAACCACAGCAACGGAGCCGTCTGGCTTGTATACTATTCTCACTTTCGTAGACATCTATACCTCCTTACTGATCGCCGACGGCGCCGATACATATCTGTGTGGGGTCGATACTTCCCGTGCTATCTTTGCACACTATTTGAAGAGAATCCGCCAATAAGCTATTAATAAAGACATCCTTGTCAGGGTAGTCGTCCGAGATCATTCCGAAGACTGCGTAGGTTGCGGCTGCAAAATCCGTATCCCAGTTGATAGTAAAATTACCCGTACCGTTATCGACGAAACTCGCTACGTTATAGCTGTCCCGAATAGCAGGAGTGATTCCATCTAGGTTGATCCAGGCATCGAAGACTCTATTCTTCATGTCGGCGTCTAGCTTAGCATGAGTCACATTCGCATTAGCAATCTTCACTGTCGTAACGGCTGCGTCAGCTAACTTACCCTCGGTCACAGCCGCATCAGCGATCTTAGCGGTCGCTACAGCGAGATCTGCAATCTTAGCCTCGGTAACTGACGAATCGTTGAGTTTAGCTGTAGTAACAGCAGAATCTGCTACCTTAGCCGTAGTCACGGCGGCGTCGGCTATCTTCGACGTAGCGATAGCGAGCTCGCCTATCTCGTTTAGGCGTCTCCAGCTAGAGCCATCGTAGATAAAGGCACAACCAGCGCCCTGGAGGACGTCGTAGGCTAGGCCCGAAGAATCGAAAGTTATCTTCTCCGCAGCGTCGGCGATGTTCAATAGCCAGACGATGTGTCCAGCTTCGAAGGTCCCTGATGGATTGAAGGTTCTATCAGCCCCACCTGGATCTTTGATGAAAATATTGCTGTCGGCTCTCGTGAAGGTCTCGTCGCCTGTCATAGTGCTTTTGGTTAACGTAGAGAGAACGCCGCCTAGAGAATCTAGCATAAGACCTTGCAGAATCCAGCGTTTATCGCCTGCATTGGTGTCTGGAGAGATGACGTAGGGACTAGATTCAGCCTGAGCCGAGTCAGCGTCAAGGATATAGACATGCATTACGCCCGAGACGAAGACGAGGCCTACATCGCCGTCGTTCAAGTCCGTGCCGTCGATAGAATCGAGAGCGTTAGATGCTCCGCCTGTTAGGGCGTATTTTATATAGCCTTTAGCTGCCATAAATCATCTCCTTATCCCGCCTTCTTTTACGTGTAGCCAGTGTAGGGCCTCCTCAACCGAGACATACTCCTTAACAGTGAAGAAGGGATACTTAAAGCCTGTGCCTATACCGTTAGGCCCTTGCGTCAACCATTTCCATTCGCCGTCTACGAATGCCTGCGCCTGAGCATGGGCAATTCCAGGTATAGGTGTAGGCCCTACTGCAATCCGAACTGGACAGCCTGTTAAGTCGCTGAAGGTTATAGCCTGATAGATAGCGTTGTGTCTACATCTCGGGTGCACGATTGTGCTGCAACCAGAGATAGGCCATAGTATTATCACTATACAGACCAAGAAATAAAGTATTGATATTATTAGGTAGTTACGTCTTCTTCTCACCTTTCTTAACCTTTATAACACTCTATCAATTTCTTGACCTCTTCCCGACTCTTAAAGCCCTTCCGCTTCCATAAAGGCATAGGGTTGGGAATCTCTTCCGTTACTAAGTCACCAGTCTCTTCTGAACCAGATACTACTTTTACAACGGTATCATCGGGCATACTATAAATTGCCTCTAAATCTTTTAATGCCTGTTCTCTAAAACTGTCTGTTGAGAGCAGGTTTAAAAAATCTTCCTTAGTTGCAATATGTTTTGGGTATCCTTTCATAGCTCGATCTCCTATCTATACTAATCTACCAGCCCGAAAGCGTTATAAGCGTGATACGTTACAGCGGCTCCGACCGCCCGCGGCCGCCGAGACTCGAAAGCGTATGCCAGCGACAGCGACTCGCACCACGAGACCGGGAACCGCAATCCGTCCCATCATTCCAGCCGCCGCCCGCCCGAAGCTTCACATCACCGTAAGTGCCTTGTTTATAGAGAGAACCTTTTCCGCCGGACAAGTCCTCCCAAGCCCAAGAGGGATCTCCTGTATCTGGCAAACCATCCACTCGAAACGATTGATCTCTAAGCCATTGCCACATTGCACCGCAACAGTCCTCACATCCGATATTGCTGATCATACGTCGTCCTGCGGTATCACTATGCCCGCCAGTGGTAACAGGATCGGCAGAACCGTCAATATTGGTTTCCTCATTTGACCCTGCGGCGATGGTTTGAAACTCCCAGTCAGACAGGAGCTGTTTCTCTACCGCTGCAAGGTCATCAACGAAATCCATCCAATTCCTGGAATCTGTAATAGTGCCACCGTAAACTGATGCAGTGCTGGAGCCAGTGCCGCTTTGCAGATAGATATCAACCCAGATGCCTGCCTTTTCTGAATAGACCATGCCTTCGGGTGAACATCTGGGTCTGTGTTTTAGATCCCAGATTGATGCAGGCAGAATGTCCTTCGCCATATAGCCACTCAAGTCATGTCCTGAGATAGTTCCCACATCAGCGCACAATGTGTGGAAGCCTCCAATTTTACGAGAATTAGTTGCGTCAAAGCCATCTGGGTAAGTGGAGTTTAAGCTGATCTTGAACTCAAGCGATCCGTTGTTGTCGCAGGCATAGACGTAATAGTCCTTGCCATTGCTTACAGTGCCAGTATCCAGATCTGTAGCGGTGCTGATATTAACATCAGTATCGCAAAAGAACCAGTTATCGCCAATCTTGAGCGGGATCAGGTTTGACCCTTTGAAGACAACTTTGTCATGGTCAGTAGAGTGCGCCTCAAGTAAGCGATCGTTTTTGTTAAGATAGAAATTCGCCAAAATGGCCGCAGCCTTGATGTTATCTGACATATCCTTAGTTACTTTGGTATTACTCATTATGCCCTACCTCCGTATTGAGTGATTATATCTGCAATTTCTTCCCTGCTCGAAAACCCCTTTATCTTCCACAAGGGCATGGGATTTTCAATTTCTTCTGTTACCAGGTCTCCCTCTTCTTCCGAGCCAGAAATAACACGAACAACCGTGTCATCTTTAGTCTCATATATTTTCTTCAGGTCTGCAATCGCCTGCTCTCTGAACTCCTCATGTGATAGGAGATTGAGAAAGTCTTGCTTGGTTGCCACATGTTTTGGATAGCCCTTCATCGTATTATTACCTCCTTTAATTCATGTTTGGATAAATCTTTGCGTAATAAGGCGTGCCATCCACTAAAATCTTCATTACTCGTGGTGTCCCTGACAGGGTAGCATTGACATAGCCAGTTAGGACTGGTGTCTTTTGGCCAGTATTAATTGTTGCAGTTGTTATACTTGGGTATCCTTTCAAATAGTATGAGCTTCCCCCGCTTTTGACTTCAACAGTAACTGGTATACCAGATAGATCTCCATTTTCTAACACACAAAGGTCATCAAGCTCGGAGTCATCAGTTGCTCCCTCTACAGCAGAAGCTGTTGGATAGAACTTGCAATAGAGATACTGTCCTCCATCTGAGAGTCGAACAATGATAGGATCACCAGACAGATCGGCGTCATTTATGCTTTGTGATACCAGATTAATTCCCGTAAACGCCCCCGCCCGGGGATCGCTCTGGCCTATGGGAGTGCCTTCGATGGTGCCGCCTGTTATATCTACGTTCGTCGGATCGTAGTCGTTGCCACCTATTATGCCTACGTTGAGCATCATCTTACTCCTATCTGTTTATTTTTCAAACACGGGCTAACGGATTACGAATTTCCGTAGCCGTAATGCACCGACAGTTTACCGTCGGTCGCAGATGTGGCGATAGCCCTAAACCGCTTGAGGTTGCCCATGCCTCGGATTGTAATAGCCTCTCCCGACTGCACGATCATGCCGACGGATGCAGTTGGATCTGTTCCGTCGAGGCGTATGCGGATAGGCCCTGTGTCTGGCTCAAGTCGGCAGTAGGCCTCCCTAGCCTTATCGCCTCCAGTCGGCTCGAGCTTGCTCGATGTAAATCCGACGGCAGAGCTATTGGTTATCGTCAGCTCTTCGTAGTCTGAGTAGTCCCTATCTTCAATCTGCACTCTCATTGGGTAGCTCCTTCTTCTCGATGTCTACGACATCGGAGGTTGTTTCGCTCTTAGCGTCTCGAGGATAGACCTCTGTTATTTTTAGTTCCATTATACGTTTAATAACATCTTCGGCAGTCTCCTCCTGCTTAGCTGCCTGAGCATACTTGCCGTGGGCTTTTAGATACTTATCAGCGGCCTTTAGCCGCACTTCGATATCGTCGCTCTGCAAGGCGTCTCGAATTGCGTCTATGGAGAGTTTGTATAGAACTCTAAACTCTTGATCGACAAAGGATATATAGTCGTTGATAAGGGATTGAGCTAGGTCAGAACGAAGAATCCAGGAGACCCAACCTGGGCTCCTGCCGAGCATCTCAGCGATCTGTCGGGTCGGTAGGCCTTCGAGGTGTAGAAGAATAGCATTCTTAGCAGTAGCTGTTAGCTTCTTAGGCTGCACCTCTTTTCGCTCAGGCAGAACGCCGAGATATTTCTGTAGGTCTTTGAAGTCTTGCATGGGCTATTTACCCCTTGCCTCTGAGAGTACCTTAGCAAGATGTTTTGTCTTCACCTCGCCTCGATACATCTTGCCGTCGATGAAGCATACTCGCATATACTGCCCTGCCTTAAGGCCGTAGGTCTTACTAGGCCCCGATATCGTGCGGACTCTACCGCCTCGCTTAACACAATCTTCGAACTCTTTGGGCATCTCTATCCCTCCCTGACGACCTGCAGTCGTCCTGTCTCTTCAGAAGCATAGCCCTCTGCATCACGGCCTTCGCCGCAACTGCCCAACGTTCATTAGCGGCGTCTAGCGCCCTCTTTATCTCTTCTACTCTCATAGCTTCAACATAACATATATTGTTGTAGAATGCAACAAAAATCTTTCCGACGCAAAATTAAAGATTTTACCCTCGCTGCGGGCGGAGTCCGCCTCTATCTGCTTAAAGAATAAACACACCCTAACGAGTGCTAGAACCCAGCGAGTGTATATCCGTGATAGTAGGTTAGCTAAAAATTGATGGGGTTTGGGAGGTAGCTTTCTTTGTCTTTCGCCGCTCGCAAAGCGGGGGGTCTCCCTAGGGGCATTTTGTGCCCGTGGCGAACAAACGTTTGCGTATGTATGGCGTGCGCTATGTTGTTGATTTTATTAGAGATAAAAATGCTTGACATTTTGCGAGATGTATGATATACTAGAGGCAAAAAAATGAGATGATTGAAGATCATCTTGTTCTTTGACAAGTTGGTTGGTTGCCTTGGAAAGGAGGACAACCATGGAAAAGATTGGAAGGGATACGGTTTTAAGTGATATTATCGAAAATACAAAGCTGGCGGATAAACGTTCTATCAAACCTTCGAAAAAGTCGAACGTAAAAAAGGTTTTGAAGGTAGAGATTGATTTTGCAGATCTGACAGTTGGACAGATCTTAGAACTAGCGTTTGACACTGCATGGATTGCATGGCAGAATGCAGCTAGACGGGTCGAAGGTAAGGTCGAGGAATTAAAAGACTCGGTATCTTTCAAAGCGACCCCTAAGAATGTAAGACAAACCAAAGACCCTGTCGAAAGGTCTAAGAGCGATTTCCAGAAGATGTCAGCAGAACAAAAATACAAATACTTGATCGAAATAGGTCTTCCTAAAAAAGAGGCCGAGAAAATTTCTGGATTTAAGGTAGTAACAAGGAAAAACGGGAATAAATAACCTATAACCAGCAACCAACCAGCTTGTCTTCTTCGAAGACCTAGGGCAATATGCTCTAGGTCTTTTTTTGTCTTGTCTTCTTTGGCATGCAAAAATCATGCCAAGCCGCACTTCTTAATGAAATCAACGACTTATCCCAAAAAATGACAATTTTGTCGGGAAAATCCACAATTTTGTCGGACGTTTTTACATGCAAAAATCATGCCAAGTCTGTAACCCCCTGATTTCACACAAAATCCAAATTTCTTTAAACGCTACACCTAAACCCCTATTTTTTCGATAGAGATAATTTGCTAAAATTGGTGATATTTAATAAAATCAATATGTTAGGTTACCTCTATCTCAAAAAATTCTTTTGCTGCGATGCTACATTCTATGC